CAATGGTTAAGGCTGGCGACGTGTTTACTGTGGCTGACTGCTACGCAGTTAACCCACAGACCCGCGAGTCCACAGGTTCGTTGTTCCAGTTCGTTGTAACGACTGACGTTACGCTTAACGGTTCTGGCGCAGGTAACTTGACGGTTGCTCCGATGTACTCGGCAAGCAACGCGCTCGCAACGGTTAACAGCCTTCCTGCCACCAGCAAAGCTGTCGTGTTTGTCGGCGCTGCATCGTCGCAGTACCCACAAAATCTCGTTTATCACAAAGACGCAATCACTTTTGCTACTGCCGATCTGATGATGCCGCAAGGCGTTGACATGGCGTCGCGTCAGGTTCATAACGGTATTTCGATGCGTATTGTTCGTCAGTACGACATCAACAACGACCGTATGCCCTGCCGTATTGACGTGCTGTACGGCTACAGCGTGATTCGTCCTCAAATGGGCGTTCGTCTCTGGGGCTAATCAATAAGGGGGCTACGGCCCCCTACCAAATTATTTTTTGAAAGGATTTATCATGGCAATTCCTAATGGTGCTGGTGGATACCAGTACAACGACGGTAATACCGGCGAGGCTTTGTTGTTTGTTCAGGGTGCTCCTACTGCACTTACCGGCGCGGCTACGGTTACAGCGGCTCAACTAGCAAACGGGTTGTTTACGTTTGATGGCACCGCTGGCGCTATGACGTTGCCCACTGTCGCGTTGCTTGAAGATGAAATTTCTTCAGCAACTAAAGTTAACGCAGCGTTTACGTTTGCAGTTGTCAATATCGATGGTACGGATGCTATAACCGTGACCGCAGGTACGGGTTGGACAATTGTTGGCACGGCTGCGGTATCAGCCAATACATCGTCGCAGTGGCTCGCCCGCAAGACCGGTGTTGGCACTTGGACGGCTTATCGGATTGCGTAATTGATAGGGGGTTCGCCCCCTATTCTTAAAAGGACAAGCAAATGCCAAACACCAAAGCTGTCGGTGTCGCGTATAGCGATCCCGAATTTGAAAGCGTTGCCGTTACTGGTGCCATTACTGGTGCTTCAGTTGCGGTTACGGGAGCACTAACTGGCACGCAACTGGATTTGAACGCGCCCGTCTCTAAGACGGCTTCGTTTTCTCTAGGTGCAACCGAAAACTTCGTTATTTGCAACGGTTCTGCGGCTAACGTTACGGTTACGTTCCCCACCGCGTCGGCCAATACGGGTCGTGTAGTGTGGATCAAGAACCTGTCGGCTACCTACACGGTCATTTCGGCGTCGTCAAACGTCAAACCTATTAACTCTGGCACCGCAGGCACAGCAATTCTTGCTGCAACGGCTGGCGCTTGGGCGATGTTGGTTTGTGATGGCACCGATTGGGTTGTGATGGCGTCGTAAATCTAAAGGATCGAAGGGGGCTTCGGCCCCCGATTAAATTATGGCTGTCATCTATCTCCACCACCCTACGCATGGTGCTAAAGTTGCAATATCTGACATGGAAGCTGACCGTGACAGAGAAAATGGTTGGGAAGATTACGATCCTAACAAGGTAAACGTTGAGTCTGCGTCGGACGACATCGAGCCTGTTAACGAACTTCAACCTCGTCGCCGCAGCCGTAGGATTCAGGAGACTGAGGTATGACGACCGCTGCTGAAATTATTGATGGTTCTCTTAGACTTTTAGGTGTACTAGCGGAGGGTGAGACACCTTCTGCGGCAGTCATGCAAGACTCAATCATGGCTATTAACCAGATGATCCAGTCTTGGGATACCGAGCGCCTATCAGTATTCAGTACGCAGGATCAAGTATTTACTTGGCCCGCCAACGTTATCTCACGCACGTTAGGGCCAACAGGTAACTTTGTAGGCAACCGTCCTATTGAAGTGGACGACGCAACGTATTTTAAAGACCCATCGTCAGGGCTATCATTCGGTATTAAGTTGATCAACCAGCAGCAGTACGACGGTATTGCCTTTAAGACGGTGACATCAACGTACCCACAAGTCATGTGGATTAATAACACGTTTCCAGATATTGAATTGACCGTCTATCCAGTGCCTATCAAAGCGCTGGAATGGCACATTATTTCTGTTGAAACTTTGACTGAAGTGTCAAACGTTGCTACAGATATGTATTTCCCGCCTGGCTATTTACGTGCATTTCGATACAACTTAGCCTGTGAATTAGCGCCGGAGTTTGGCGTTGAGCCGTCGCCGCAAGTACAGCGTATTGCTATGACAAGCAAACGTAATCTTAAGCGCATCAACTTTCCTGGCGATCTTATGGCGATTCCATACCCGATTGTTGCGACGCGTCAACGATATAATATCTACGCTAACAATTTCTGATGAAAACGCCGATTCTAGGCTCGTCTTACGTTGCACGGTCAGTCAACGCAGCCGATGCAAGAATGGTCAATTTGTTTCCCGAAGTTGTGCCGGAGGGCGGCAAAGAACCCGCGTTTCTTCAGCGTTGTCCTGGCCTACTGAAACTAGCAACAATCGGCAACGGCCCTATTCGTGGGCTATGGACTTTTTCTTCTGATAACAGTACCGCGTTTGTTGTTTCAGGTAACAGCCTGTACAAGATCAACACGAGCTACACCGCCACGCTATTAGGTGCTATTGCAAGCACTGGCCCTGTTAGCATGGCAGATAACGGGACGCAGCTATTCATAGCGGCTAATGGCCCAAGTTACATCTACAACAACCTCACCAACACATTCGCGCAGATTTTAGATGTGGATTTTCCTGGCGCGGTGACGGTCGGCTATCTTGACGGCTACTTTGTTTTTAACGAGCCTAACAGCCAACGCATTTGGGTCACGCAACTACTTGATGGTACGTCGATCGATCCGCTTGATTTTGCCAGCGCCGAAGGATCGCCCGATGGCGTAGTGGGGCTTATTGTTGACCATCGAGAAGTGTGGGTCTACGGAACAGGCACTATTGAAGTTTGGTACGACACAGGATCATCAGACTTTCCGCTTCAGCGTATTCAAGGCGCGTTCAACGAAATTGGTTGTATCTCTGCGTACACCATCGCCAAGATGGACAACGGTTTGTTTTGGTTGGGTGCAGATGCTCGCGGGCAAGGTATTGTCTACCGCGCTAATGGCTACACCGGCCAGCGCATCAGCACGCACGCTGTCGAGTGGCAAATCCAGCAGTACGGCAACTTAACGGATGCTATCGCGTACACCTATCAGCAAGACGGCCATAGCTTTTACGTCTTAACCTTCCCCAGCGCCAACGCAACATGGGTCTACGATGTTGCAACAGGCGCATGGCATGAACGAGCTGGTTGGAGTAATGGCGCGTTTACTCGGCATCGTAGTAACTGTCAGATGGCGTTTAACGCTAAGATTATTGTTGGCGATTATGAAAATGGCAACATTTACGCACTTGATTTAAACACTTACGCTGATAACGGCCAGACGCAGAAGTGGCTGAGGTCGTGGCGAGCGCTGCCAACAGGCCAAAACAATCTTAAACGCACCGCGCAGCACTCCATGCAGATCGACATCGAGTCGGGTGTCGGCCTAAACGGTGTTCCTTTGCAAGACATGTATCTGACCACGGATGTCGTGGAGGTTAACAACTATTTTCTGCTGTCTGAAGGCGGCGACTCCATCATCGACGAAGACACATCTATAGACTCCATATACATTACCACCGACATCATTGAGCCTAATGAATATTTTTTAATAACTGAAAACGGTGTTTATTTTATTGATGAAGAGATGGACGGCGTACAAGGCGCTGACCCAGAGGTCATGCTGCGCTGGTCGGATGATGGTGGGCATACGTGGTCAAATTACCGCACTGCGTCAATTGGCAAGATTGGTGAATATTACCGCCGCGTATGGTTCCGTAGGCTCGGCATGACGCTCCAGTTGCGCGATCGCGTATACGAACTATCCATGACTGATCCTGTGAAGACAGCGCTTATGGGCGCAGAACTTTTGATCAGCCCTACCAATGCCTAATCCTAGCGCCACGCCGACACCGATCACGCCACCGCGTGTGCCGTTCTTTGACGCACGCACAGGTCTGATCGACCGCGCCTGGTATCAGTTCTTTCTATCGTTGTACCGCGTATCGGATACGGCAGTTAATGACGGGATTGCTAGCTTAGGTTTAGAGTCTCTTATGGCGTCTTATGACGCTGCGCTTCAGGCGCTTGACCAAGACGTGCATACGCAGCCGCCTAGTGAGCTTGGCTCGTTACAGCAACAAATT